TCGCGCCAGGCCAGCCATGACGTTGCTGATTGCAACGTAAACTTGTGGTGTAGTCATCAATAACCCCAAAGAACTGCGCCAATAGCGCAAATAAAGATAACAACGCAAAACCGCCCGATAAAGCGGTCCATCTTGTCATGATCTCGCGGCCATTCTGCATATGGACCAAATGCTTGCTGCAGCGTTCTGGGCGCGGTCAAGCCTTTGCGAGGTACTGCGCGGCCGATCATGCTGACTCCTTAACTTCGAGCCAGTAAATAGTTTTGTTCGTCAAACCAAACCAGTATTTTTTCAATATCCCAACGGTGCCGTCAGTCAGCGCCGCTTGCCGGTCGTAGTCGCGCCAGGTTATGTCGCCTTTAACATAGCGGCCTTTATCGTCGACCAAAGCCAAACCAACGCCCACGCGGGCTTCCTCGGTTGTCGCAATCGGATACAAAGTGATGAGTTTTTTCATGCTGCCCCCTGTTGAAGTGAGGTTCAATCGTATGACGGCCAGCAATGCTCGTCTAGTCGCTGCGTTTCATTTTTTGCACAATTGCTTGTCTGGCGCACGGGTAGCCTTGCGCTGGACGATTGCCGGCGCTATCGTTCAATCCCGCGTGCAGTCGGCACAACCAGTGCAACGCTGGAAAGAGGAACGCCCCCAGCCTGCGGCGGGCAGGAAACTGCACAACCCGCCACCTTTCACCAACATACAGGGGATGACATGACACAGAATGAGGCAATCCTGGCAGCGCTAAAGAAGGGCAAACGTCTTACGCCTCTTGACGCGCTCTGTGAATTCGGGTGCAATCGCCTCGCTGCCAGGGTGCTGGAACTGCGCCAGGCAGGGCACGACATCAGGTCGCAGATGGTGAAGCGCGGCATCAAGCAGGTGGCTAGCTACTGGCTGGTCAAGTAGGACAGCACCCCCCGCTGAGAGCAGAGGACCAGGAAGTACCGGGTCGCTGGGGAGAGAACGGTCACCTGCTGTTGTGGCAGGCGCTTGGGCTGGTGCCGAAAGGTGCGGACTGTGGGCGAAGGGACCGGAAACGGTACACAGTCTATGACACGCCGATACTCTCTATCCTCCTTGGGGGGTAGGGGGGCTATTTGCCGATATTTTATAATTAACCGATAGGATATGACATGACTGAAGATCTGCAATCTCTGCTGACTCAACTAGAGTCGATTGGAACCCACTTCTGCGGCTGGCCTGCAGTGCAAGATGAACAATCCTGCCACGCTGCTGGACTGTTGATGCAGCGGGCTGCGCTGGCTATCTCGCAGCTGACTGAACCGAAGAAGCGCAAGTCTCTCAAGGGCATCAAACTGCCGGTCAAGTACGCTCGCGGCAACGATATGTGGACGGGTCGAGGCCGCAAGCCTATCTGGGTCAAGACACTGGAAGCCTCGGGTGAGTCACTTGAAGCGTATCGAGTCAATGCCGTCGCTCCCGCCTAATATCTGTAACAGTCTGCAGTGCCAGCAGCACGTTGTTGCTGGCTCTGCGTTCTGCGAGCAGCACAAGCGCAAGCCCCGCGAGCGCGCTCAAAGCCGGGAGGGGGCGCATATGTACCGGGGCAGCACTTGGAAGTCACTGAGAGCCGCTCAGTTGAGCCGCCAGCCGTTGTGCGGTGCCTGCATGGGTCGAGGTCTGGTTGTGATGGCGACGGTTGTAGACCATGTGTTCCCGTGGCGGCAGATTTCAGATGCAGCGTTTAGAGAGTCTGAATTGCAGAGTCTCTGCTGGGAGTGTCACAGTATGAAAACCGGGCTGGAGCAGAAAGGCGTTTTTCGGCGCTGGTCGAGTGATGGTAGTTATGTTGACTTTTCTATTAACGATTGGGGGAAGTGATGAAACTTTGGACAATGAACGGTGAATGGGAAGTTCCGCAGGATCTGCTGGATAGTTACATGATCCTGCACCGCGATGCTGACAAGCAGTTTGCGAAGATGCAGATTTGGCTCACTATGAATAAGAGCCGCCGGCCGAAGAACGTCGAGCGTTTCATTGCCAACTGGTTCCAGAAGAACCAGAAGTTTGAGACGTTGTGGAAGAACCAACCTGCGCGGCCTCAGTCTGCTGCCGATCGTAACGTCGCTGCCATTGCATCTTTAACCGGGGCTAAACATGACCAGACCGTCACCATTGCCGCTCGCTTGGGTGCATAAGATATTTACCCGGCTCACGGGTGTTTATGGATTGCAGAAAATGGCGGGCATGTGGGGTCCACCAGAGGGCCACCATGTCGTCCATGAGACTTGGCAGATTGGTCTCGCTGGAGTCGCTCCTGAGTCAATTGGCGGCGCTTTAGATCACTTTATGAGGTCGGGTAGCGGGTGGCCCCCGACTCTTCCTGAGTTCGTGGAGGCTTGCAGGCTTGCCGCAATATCTCGCGAGTCGAGTAAGACGCTGCTGGCGCTGCCTGCGCCTGGCGAAGCGTTTACGGACCATGAGACTGCGCAGGAGAATATCCGCAAGGTGCAGGAAATGTTGCGTAATGCGTTTTCTGGCAAGTATGTCAAATGAGGTTTTTTGTTGGTTTGCATCAGCCAAGCGATGCAAAAAACTTTGAGTCTGCGTTTATTTCAATTCACAGAATAAAAGATAGGAAATCAAACTTTAAAGTAAACGATTGGATAATGGATAGCGGCGCGTTTAGCACTATTTTAAAATATGGCGGTTATCCAGACCCTGTTGAAAAGTACGCGCAACAGATTAAAAGATGGTCAACTTGTGGGAATTTGTTGGCAGCAGTCGCGCAAGATTATATGTGCGAAAAACATATGCTAGACATCACTGGCAAAACAATTGAAGAACATCAATATTTAACAATTCAAAGATATAAACAATTGATAAGTTATGATGTTGGCGGTGTAAAAGTTATTCCAGTGCTGCAAGGTTACAACCCGAAAGACTATGTAAACCACATAGAGCAATATGGAGATTTGTTACAACACGGAATGTGGGTGGGAGTTGGGTCTGTTTGCAAAAGAAATGGAAATGTCGGCGCAATCCAAGAAGTGCTTTTGGCAATAAACGCAAAAAGACCTGATTTGAAACTTCATGGGTTTGGATTAAAAACTACCGCTCTTTCTGATGGTTTGGTTAGAGAGTTGTTGACAACGGCGGATTCCATGGCATGGAGTTACTCTGCAAGAGCAGCAAAAAGAAATGGTAACGATTGGCGAGAAGCAAAATTGTGGGAACAAAACATTGTTAACCAAAGTTTTCAGAAAGTATTATTTATATGACAGCAAACGACGATCAAATTGGTGGCGATCATTACAAGGTTTGCAAGTATGAGCCTTGGGATGTAATCGCTGATTGGAAGCTAGGTTATTTGGACGGCAACGCAGTTAAATATCTTAGCCGTTGGCGTAGAAAAAATGGCGTTGAGGATCTGCTGAAAGCGCGTCATTACATTGACAAGCTAATCGAACTGGAAGAAAACAAGTGAACTGCGCATCCTGCCGCTTTTCAAGTTGGTCAGATAACCGTGTTGGGTTAATCTGCGCCTTTCCTTTGAGGCGACCGGTAAAACGGTGCGAACAGTTTCAGTATGAGCCCGGAACGGATGAGCACGACAGAGTGGGAAGCCTGGCGGCATCAATGCGAGGTGAACGATTGGGTGCGCAGGATCAAGCTGCAAAAGAAGGACAAGCGGGCTGATTACTGGCGGCAGTGGAGGGATACGATAAAACATCATAGGGGCGAGGAAGCGGCTATGAAACTACACAAAGCAGTGATAGCGGAGATGATGAAATGATTGTGCTGGCGCTGGATCTAGGCACAACAACTGGCTGGGCTATTAGTCAGGATGGCACAATCAATTCGGGGACGCAGGGATTTAAGCCTGGCCGGTATGAGGGCGGCGGGATGCGCTTCTTGCGGTTTCGCAAATGGCTTACTGAAGTTAAGAATGCGGCGGGTGTAATTGATGCTGTTTATTTTGAGGAAGTACGCCGCCACTTGGGCGTCGATGCTGCTCATGCTTATGGTGGCTTCCTTGCTACGCTTAGTGCTTGGTGCGAGCATCATCATATTGCGTACCAGGGTGTTCCTGTCGGAACGATTAAGCGTCACGCGACTGGCAAAGGCCAGGCGAGCAAGGAAGCGGTTATAGCGGCGGTGCAGGCTAAAGGACATCAGCCGCAGGACGACAACGAAGCAGACGCGATTGCGCTGCTATATTGGGCTATTGAGCAAGGGATTGAAAATGACTGACTACTCAGAACACATTATCAATATGCGAAGCATGACTAAAGCAATGGAAGAATGTCTGCTGCGCAAAGACTATGATCAGGCCATGAACTATAGTATTCTAATCATTAACGAATCAATTCTGGCAAAGATGAGCATCCGGGACCAAAAAACGTTGGAAATGAATCGGCTTCACGAACTAGAAATGAATCGACTTAAAGAAAGCCGGCTATGAAATTTCGAGCATCAGTAGAGGCAGTGGACGTAACATCTGCGGACGGAGCGCGGGAGAAAGATCCGCTGATGTCGATGATTATGTGTTTGCTGCACAGTCGCACTAACACTCAGATCATGCACTGGACGACGCGCAGTTATGCAACGCATATGGCGCTGGCCGGTTATTACGAAGCTATCGGTGATTTGCTGGACCCGTTCGTCGAATCCTTCCAAGGAAAATACGGCATCCTGTATGACTTCTTTGAAGACTACAAGATTGCGCAAGATCCGGTTGAGTACATGAAATATCTGGCGAGCGAGGTGGAAACGCTAAGGCGCAAGGAACGATTCCCTGCTGATTCTGAGTTGCAGAACCAGGTGGACGGGATTGCAGACTTGATTGATAGCACTATGTATAAATTGAAGTTTCTAAGTTAGACCCATCAAAAAAATTATTTTGTTGAATTTAGACGCCGCGAAAATAATGTTTTTCCGGCGTTTTGTTTTGGGCCAAAAAAAGTGTTTCAATTTTTTTTTTAAAAGAGCGTAGTGGGGGGTATAGAGGGTTCCAACCATTTATTAACTAATATATCCAGACCATTTTTCTGGCCCTGCAAGTAAGCGCTCACTATGCAAAAATCGCTAAGTGTCTGATTTATAAGGGATTTTCTAAGTCATTGATTTATAAGGCTTTTTTTAAGTCATTGATTCATAAGGCTTTTTTGACCATCCGCCCATCCGCCCATCCGCCCATCCGCCCATCCGCCCATCCGCCCATCCGCCCCGTCTGCCCCGCCCGCCCCGCCCCGCCCGCCCCGTCTGCCGTCTGCCGTCTGCCGTCTGCCCCGCCCCGCCCGTTTCTCTGCAGCACAGCCACAGCACAGCCACAGCACAGCCACAGCACAGCCACAGCACAGCAGCAGCACAGCCACAGCACAGCAGCAGCACAGCAGCAGCACAGCAGCAGCACAGCAGCATCCACAGCGGCAGCCACAGCGCATCAGCGCAGCGTCAGCGCAGCCACCACAGCATCAGCACAGCGCATCAGCACAGCGCATCAGCACAGCGCATCAGCACAGCGCATCAGCACATCAGCAGCAGCAGCCGACAGCAGCGCAGCGCATCAGCACAGCAGCGCACAGCACAGCCACAGCACAGCCGACAGCCACAGCGCACAGCCGACAGCAGCACAGACAGCACAGCACAGCCGACAGCACAGCCACCACAGCCACCACAGCAGCCACAGCAGCCACAGCAGCCACAGCAGCCACAGCGCATCAGCGCATCAGCGCACAGCCGACAGCGCAGCAGTCAGCGCAGCAGCAGTCAGCGCAGCAGCCGACAGCAGCGCAGCAGACAGCGCAATGCACAGCAGCGCATCAGAATGCGCAGACCAAAAAAAAGCGCCCGGAGGCGCTTAATCGTTACTTGTCATCACCCCCATTGCGCTGCCATTGCGTCGGCAATCCCTTGATAAGTTTTGCTTCGCAAGCGCCAACGATCGGCGCTAGGGGCGAGTCTATTTTGTCCGCTGTCTGTCTGATTAGACCATCGGCTTTTTCCGTCAACAATTCGAGGTTCGACAAATTTTGTCGGAATTAAATGCGGCAAACCTTTCAGCCAAAGGCAAGTTTTTTTGCTCGCATCTTCCCCGTATTGATACGGTTGAATCGTTTGGTCTGGCTTGCGAATTCTGGTGCTGATTATCGATACAGGATTTTCAATCGCGATTTTTGCAATCGGCGCATTCATCAGTAGACGGACAAAATTTAATGCGTCCTCGGTTAATTGAGGGTCGCGCAAACCGCGCGTTGTCCAGTGCATTCCGCTGACAGATAAATAAGTGCATGGGGGGTGTGCGATCATTAAATCCCATCCGTCATTAATAACGTCCAGCACATTGCCGCAATAATGATTGCCGGATGATTCCAGCAAATCGCAAGACAATGCAAAATGCCCGCGAGCCGCAAAAGCATCGCGAACGGTTCCGGATGACTCGCATGCGATTAAGACTCGCATAATTAAGCGCCAAACTTTGACCGATTGCGACAATCGGGAATCATGCTGGCAATTGCACCATCATAAGCATTCAGCGCGGCTTCAAAGACTTCAAATTCGGCATTTGCCATTGCGCATGCATCGATAAGCTTTTCGCGAAAGTAAGAAACCTTTTTTGATTCAATACCGTTTATAGCGGCGCTCAATGCGCGCTTGATAAAATCTTGTTTTAACTCTTCGCGGTCGTCTATTACATCCGCTCTAGCGATTGACCGTTTGTTGGTACCTTCCTTTTCGTCGGAATCAGCATCTTCCTCAGAATCGTATGCCAATACATCCAAAAATTCATTATCGTTATCGTCGATCCCCGCATCAAAGGCGACAATGTATTTATCGTTATGCTTTGCAGCAAATTGAGAATAGTTCATCAGAAACCCCCAGTACGAAAAATGTAGGTAAGCGCCAGCAAAGCGCCAGCAAAGAAACCAAATGCAAGATATTTAATTAATTCTGGCATGATTAATAGTCTTTCCCAATGTGCTGCACGAAACCCGAATAGTCGCGTTTTGCTTTCCCTTTGGAATACAGAGCAACGACGACCGTCTGCGGTTCGATGTGCCGAACGTCCGTATTGTCGCCATCGATAACGGGCCAACCCCGAAAAGTATCGGGAATCTCGCTTCTTTTGTGGAATACGACAGCCACTCGTTTATTGTTCGGGTTCAGCAGACCCTTATGCGTTATCGCGATTGGTGTAACCCCCGAGAATGAATACGTCAGGTCATAATTACCGGCGGTTTTGCCATCAAGCTTGCGCAGCGGGTGTTTAGTGTAGTCGTAAAATTGGACGTCAGCGAACCATTGAAATACTGTCTTGCCATCGATGAGGATATTCTCATAACAGATATCGCTAGTGCCGTTTAAACGCACCAGAGGCACCATCGCGCGTTTCTTTGCCGACCGAACTAGTGTCCAAATATCCGCTAACAGGCAGAGCATAAAATGGCGCTCGTTAGTTTTGAATAAGTCTGTCTTTGCCTGCCTTTGTTGCTGAATTTTGCGGAAAGCGCCGCGCCCGGCAGATTTAAGGCAAGGATCAAAACAACCGGCAAGCTTTGCCATCGAACAGATTTTCTCGTCGGGAACGAGATACACAATGGCTGTCAGATAACCAAGACTCTGACCTTTAATAGTTTTCGCGCTAGCGGTGCCAAGAATCGGACGATAGGCCAGACCTTCAGATTTAAGCTTTGCTTTCCATGGGTTCCGCATTTTGTCGCCCCTAACAGTAGATGGCTGGCACAGCGCCAGCCGATGCCGAACTACAACATGCGACATGGATGCATGTCGCGCTGTTTTTTGTGCAGAGCATGCAATTGCGCAGAAAACGGAACGATACGCTTATGATGGTCAGCGCTGAGAATCCTAGTCAATCAACAAGGTGCGACACCAGGTTTCATAGTCTGTAGCTATTGATTGGCAAAGACGATAGAGGCAAGCTATTTAGCAGCTCGCGCAGCTCTACTAACAGGGGCGTGCGACAACCGACCGACCGACAACAGCATCAGATCCGCATCGGCATCGGCATCGGGGTCGGGGTCGGGGTCGGGGTCGGGGTCGGGGTCGGCATCGGGGTCGGCACTAGTACTAGGCACCAGCACCAGCATCGGCACCAGCACCAGCACCAGCATCGGCATCGGCATCGGCATCGGCCAGCCGACAGCCGGGCGACGGGGGGGGGCGACGGGGGGTCGACGGGGGGGCGACGGGGGGCGACAGGGGGGCGACAGGGGGGCGAGAAACTAAAACGTTCGCCTGGCAGCCGAGAGCAG